CAATACGGCGACAACCGAGGCAACAGAAGACGAGGTTTTGACAAACGCGACATGGACCGGTGCGGCACAGAATCTAGGAACCTACGCCGACCAAATGGGAAGCTTCGTCGTGGGATCGGGAGTTTGGAAGTGTGAAACGGGGCCAAGCTGGAATTATGTTCGTTCGGCAGGGAAAGTGAAGCTCGTTCTCCCGATGTGTTCAAACAAAGGAGCCGGAGCCAATGGACTCCCGGCTTCTGTGCCCTATCCTAAGAAACTAGACAGTGGCGACAGTCTGATAGTAATGGCTCAGGCAACCAGCACGCGCTCGTTCGCATTAGCGGTTGCGTGTTCAAATCGTGAATACCATGTCTTTGAATACACGGCAACCGGCGCGAGCTCGGGGCAGGGTCACGAACTTCTTTCAGTGGTGACAGGGCAGGGGATCGGGACCACTTTGCAAGGGCGCATCATAACCCATTGGTATGCAATCAACGGAGCGAATACAACCCAATTGACTTCCGACTTGATGCTTCTTGACGGTGCGGGGGTCGCGGTTGCTTCGGTTTCCCCTACGGCTATGGGTGGCGACTCGCCTATCATGTTTCAGCGCGTTGGACCGCGAGGCGTTCCCGTCCATTTGAACTCAAAGGTGGTTTATACGACCAACGCCTAGTCGCGGGGTGAAAGTCATGGGGATCAGCAAAAGAGCAAAGGCTCGCTTCCGCATCATGTCGGCTTCCGAGAAGGCCGCAATCAGAAAGTCGGCCAAGACCCTGTTTGATGCTGAGCTGATGGGTGCTAAGAGAATGCGGGAGATCGTGCGCTGGTCCGAGAAGCGGTGAGCGCATGCACGGGACTAGAGTTTGGGCCAAGGCGAAAATACCCGCCGGCGCAGACAATGGGAAGAACTTCCCGATTACCTCGATACCCGAGGGACAGAAGCTCACGATCTCCGTTCTATCATATTGGGGTGGTGATGCAAGCGAGTATTATTCGCTCAATGCGGTTCCGGCAGGGTTCGCGACAAATAACGCCACGATGGACGGCGACGACGGATCAGCTAACATCATTTTCAAAATGTCGGGCGGTCTTTTCACGGCGACCTTCCCCGCTAACGCTCTAGCTTGGAATAACTTGACCGTTAGCGGCATTGGATCAATCACCCTGCCCGGTCCCTGCACACTCTGTCTATGCACCGCCGGGACTTCTTCTCCCTCCGTGGCCCTCAAAGCGGTTCTAATAGGCATTCTAGAGGATATGTGAGCGCGTTGTGTCCCCGGAAACCCAGCTCAAAGGTCGAGACGATACGGTTCGAGCTCGGGACTTGGGAACGGACCCATATCGAATCGGTCTTGAACGCTCAAGCCCTTGACAAATATTCCGAGGCGTTGGGGTATCTCCTAGACTGGAAGAAGCTCTACCTTCTCATCACCATCATAGAGATGGCCACGGGCCTTGAAATCCTCTGGGGAACGCCTAACGACCTTGGCGACATTGTTGAACAAGTGAGGGATTGGTTCAAGCAAAACAAAGAAGAGATCGGGGAGGACGGATGGCTTGCATACATCAATTCAAAGCTGGGCTGGGGCGGGACATTGACCCCAGAGCAAGCAGAGAGGATACAGCAAACCGGCGAGCTATGGGCCAACGCCTTTGGAACCACTCTAACGGGTGAACCCTACACCGCGCCGGGCTACTCAAGCCCCGGCGCAGTATGGGCCGCCGCCGCTGGATCAACAGAAGAATATGAGGCGTGGCTGGCGGCTCAAGAAGGAAACTGAGCCGCCAAAACGAGAGAATGACGATCCTCGAAAAGTCGCTTCTTGGGTGGGGTCAAGGATCGACGCAGAGATGGCCGGTGGTCAAATGACCCTCGGCGATACCTAGAGTGCCTCAGATTGGCTCTAACGGCCTATTTCAGAGAAGATACGCTTCAACAACCCCTTGCGTTTCTTCTCGGCCTTGGCCGGCTTTGCATTCCCGACGAGATCAAGGTCGGCGAGGGGCTTGATGAAGCGGTTCGATTCCTCGGCCTTCCCTAGCAGCCACGCAAGGACGGACGGCTCAAGGTCGATGCTCTCGATCACTCCGAACTCATTGAGATTGAGCAATTCGGGAATGCACATCTCAGCAGGCACTTCAAGATCGGAATACGGAGTTTGCTCAAGCCGGCGCTTTTCGAGATAACGAACGTGCTTTCGGGCTTGGTCGAAAGTGCGCGTAGGCGGTGCGCCCAAGGGCCAACACTTCCGGCAGATCGCTTGAGGGGTCGGTTCACAAAATGGCTCGCACCCTTCCCACACAGTACGCTTCAAATCGCTATGCTCGGTCATATCCTCGCGATAATAGAGCAGTAGGCATTCACGGACGAACTTCGAGAAATTCTTCCCCTCGCGCTTCATCCTCGCTTCGAGCTGGGCGGTTTCGTCGTCCATGCTTATTGAGGTAATATGGCTCATAGAATCCCCCTCAAAGAGTGCGATATCCCGGCTCTCATGACGAAGCAATCCTCGAGGGCGAGCTCATGCACTCCCTCGGCGAGATCGTCGTCGGTGAACTCCCATACGACCTTGCAGAATCGACACTCGAACTTCGTCATCAATCATCATCTCCGGGATTCAAGAAGAGTGCATGAACCGCGTTGCAAGTCGGGCTAAGGCAACCCGCCTCCGCGAACATTTGAACGACGGCGGGATTGTCTGTAATGACTCTGAAAGTCAACCCACAGTCGAAGCACATGACCGTCAATTCCTCGTACTTCTCCGGATCATCACCGGGCGGCGGAAAGAAGGTCATCAATAATCATCCTCGTCGTAATCTTCGTCTTCGTCCAAGAACTCTATGATCTCGCGGTATCGGTTGGAGATTTCTTCCATTCGACGCTTTGATTCTGATTCCGCTTCCATCCTCGCTTCCCAGATTTCCTCGTCGCGCTCAAGGTCGATTTCAGTCTGAATCAATTGTTGGATTACCTCGGGTTCGAGCGCGTCCAATTCCCACGCCTGATCCGTACCCTGCTCCAAGACGTAGGCATCATACCGACTCGAAGTTTCCTTGGCGAAAGAAGGGGGCGGGTTGAATTCTCGGACTTGGTCGATTGTTAGGCCGATGCGCCTGACTTCGATATCCTCGACTCCCATTATTTTCATGATTTCTTCCGTCTTCTCGACCATTTGGAACCCCTCGGGATCATGGTCTGAGAGGTACAGAATAAGCACTTTTTGGGGGTTGTCGGGGCCTCCGTAGCCCCCACGCCGGTTATACCGCTTGAAGCGGCTCGCAGCGTCCTTGAGAGCCGTGATTGAAGAATACCCTATGGTCGGGAAGTAGTCGATTCGGTTCCGTCCGGTGATCGGGGAGATCACGCCGGTTAGGGCGTTCTTCTCAATCCACACTTCGATTCGGGTCGGCTGCGTGTCCCATACATCTTCGAAGTACGAGTAGCGGGCCGATGAAATCGCCGACTCGGGGCCGGTGTGGGTCGTCTTCCCGTAGAGGGATCGAGTGCGGTCTTCGATTGAGTCCCAATCGACCAAGCCCGACATTCGCCCGTTGCGAAGGATGTTGCCTAGTGTTTTGTAATTCTGCGAAGTGTTCTCGTACAGATTGCGAGCCACGAATTGATAATGCAATTGTCGCAGCGTCAATGATCCTCCGTACTCTCCCATAATTTCGTTCGCTTGGTCTATGACGCTGCGAGTCTTCGCAGCGAATCGTCGTTCTTCATATTCGGTCTTGGCCATCTTTTCACATTCCCGCGCATCACTCGCGCTGATCCTCCGAGCGAGGCGTTGCACTTAGTAGTTTCATAAGATAGATAGAGATTATCAAATTAATATCTCTACTACTACTACTAGAGCTTCGGAGATCATCGGCCTTGGCTGAGTTAGTCCCGAAAGAAGGTTTTAGGACCGGGTCCGGCTGGGTTCCGGGCATGGATTGGGTGCCTATACTGTCCGGATTGATCCTAATTCACGGTTTTTTGATGATTTGGTGCTTCACGATCCTCAATAACCGGCTTCAAATTGGGCTCATAGCTCTCGATACGAAAATAGCCGGGGCCATCAAGTCCGTAATCAACGAAACCATGCAGAATATAGTCCCAACAGAGCCCCCGAGCGTGCTCTCCATGATCCTCCCTCAGCTCCTTTCAAAGAATCAGGGTCAAGACCCAATTATGGACATCCTCCGTAGTGAAGATGGAAAGTTTGCTTGAAAAACCGCATAAGCAGTATTATACCCCGCCGATACGAGCTCGCGGCATGGCCAAGAAGAAGACCGCTCGTCGTCGCCGGAAGACTTGGTCTATTACGGGCGCTCTGGAATCGTGGATTTATGCAGAGATAATCGTTCGCGGCACTACGGGATCAGGCGTTTTAGGATTCTTCACCGGGGCGACGGACCTAGGCCAAGGACCCGGTGAGACATTCGGCGGAATCACGACTTATACCGATCCCGTCGGAGCTGGGGAGATTTCTCTCGGCGATCTGATGGATCAGCCAGCTCTCGCAATAGCAACCATTACCGGCAATTTCCGCAGCAATTTAATTCCGATGGCGTTCGCGAGTTTCAGCACTTCCATTCTTTTCAACATCTCAAGACGGCTGCTCAGAAAACCGATGGCTCGGATCACGAAAGACATCGTCAAACCCTTGCTCGGCAACGGAATAAGGATGTGAGCTCATGGCGAACGTTGACACTTATGGGTCGGTTATTGCAACCGATGGACGCACGATCCCCCTTCTCAATACGGCGACAACCGAGGCAACAGAAGACGAGGTTTTGACAAACGCGACATGGACCGGTGCGGCACAGAATCTAGGAACCTACGCCGACCAAATGGGAAGCTTCGTCGTGGGATCGGGAGTTTGGAAGTGTGAAACGGGGCC